ATACCAGCGGCATTTTTATCTATTGGGTTTGTACTATTACAGGCAATTCTATATACTTGCCTAAAGTACAGTCGATGTGCTTCGTTCACTATGAAACTCCGTTAGTAAACTTCTTCCATTCGATGGCATTACGGATCTTCCAGTGCCTGTTATTCAATTCTTTTATGAATGACTCGACGTAGTTTAGTTTCTCTTTTGCAAGAACCATTTTGTCTTGCATAAGGCACAGATCATCGTCGGAGTCTAGGTATAGATCAAGATCTTGTTTTAGAATCTTGAGATCAAAGGGTTCCCACTCAAGGCGTTCTAGATCTTCTTCTGACATTTTGCCTGTGTAGTATTCCCACTTGATTCTCTTTAGAGATCTATAGTCTCGTTCGACCTTAGATAAATCGAACTTACACTCCATGAGAATATTCATGTACTTATTATGCAGTTGAGGAATCTTGAGAGATTCAATATCCAGTGCCGTATCATCAAGAACAGAATCTCTCTCTGTCATACGCCGTAGTTCATTAAGTTTCATAGTATATCTCCTGTGTGATATTCAAGTATACCACACCCACATCAAAAGTCAAGGCAGTATTTCACTCACTTCGTAGTAAGTGTATGCGAATGTTGCCGTTGCTAAGATAGGTCCGGGATCTGTATTGGCACTATCGAATTGAATCTCTGTGAGACTGGTAGGGAACATCCGAGAAAATTCTATACGACGAATGGCCTGCATCTTATTGTTCATCACTAGAATACTGGCATCAGAAAATTGATCTGCTGGTGCTGCTACTCGATCGAACCTGTCTGTTGCCTTTGTGCTAATCAACCAGTTATATACTTCCAACCAGTTGTTCATGTTTTCGTCTATGATAAACGAAACGGTCAGTGGTTGGTATGTGAAGTCTTGTCCGGGTAAAGGTGAGTTGATAAGTGCTGTTGGTTGAAATGCTGCTGCACTATCGACGCCTGGTATTTGAACCGACTGAACAAAGTAGTTTAGTGTAGGTGTTTTTGGACACGAAAACTGAAACGAGACAGGTTGTAGATAACTCTCGTTTGTCACAGTCCGACTGTTTACGTCTAGACTCACACCTGCTGGTGGAATATTTGGTAGTGGTTTTGCCATAAGAAATCTCCTCTACACTATTTATACAATAAAAAAGGGGAGAGTCACTAGGACTCTCCCCTGATTTACGTTTTACTTACCGATCAGTCAGCAGCGTATGCTGAACCGTCACCAAGGCCATGCAGGTTATCTACACGGAAGACACGGTAATACTGGTTCACACGAATCGCAGCAGATGGATCCGCAGTCGAAACGAATGGGTTGTTTACCAGTCCGTAACGAGTCTTAAATCCGATCTTGGGTTGGAATGTGTTTTCACCAACCGCACGAACCATCTGGAGTGGAACGTATGGGCAGTAGAACATACCAGCGTCGTAAGGTGAAGTACCTCTGTAACCAACTACGCAGAAGTTGCGTGAGACGGCATCAGTACCTGCACCTGCGTATGGATCGACGTAAACCTTCATCTTACCGTTGAGGACACCAGCGAAAGTGCTGGCAGTGTCATCGACGTTGAGGTTGACGTTGAGAGCAGGTGAGATGTTGAGGAATCCACCCATTGCGAGGGCAGAAGCAACATCTGCGGAACAGATGAGGAAGTTACCCTTACCGCGTCGAGTTTCCTTAGCGATTACGTTTGCTTCACGTTCGATCTGGAACATGAGTCCACGGAATCTTTCAGCACTCCAACGACCATCGGAGTCAGCGTCTAAGTCATAGACACCACCGATACCGAGTCCATTACCACCGGAAGTTGCACCACCACCGAGTGATGAGGTGAAACCAGCGCCGCGGTTGCGGAGATCGATGTGCTGTGCGCCAAGTTTAGCGTTGCGATAGATGGTTCGAACGACTTCGCGGTTGATTTCAGCAAGGATTTCCGTGCTGAGAATGTTTGCGAGTTCCGTCTCTGCATCTAAACCATGAACTGCCTTGAGATCCTGAGCGAGTTCAGTGGTGTACTCTGCCTTGAGGGCGCGAGTCTTAGCAACAACTGACGTTCTCTCGATCGAGAATGCCATCTGGTTGAAGTGATTGTCTGTTGCATCACCGAGTTGCTCGGCAGATGCTGTGGACATACCACCACCAGCGTCGATACCCTGTGCAGCAATGGTTTCCTGAAGTCGGGTGTTCCCGTCATCAGCGTGGCCAGCAGCATAGGATCCGAGAAGCGGGTCAGCAGTGATACCAGAGGTAACTACTGAACCACCATCGCCGGTGTTACCGAACTTGGTTGCGGGTTCGTTGAAGAGTGCTTCAGTACCACCCTGAGTGCTGTACTTACTCTTCATTGCAAAGATAAGTCCGGTAGGACCCGTCATTGGTTGAACACCACAGATGTCGTATGCCATTAGGTTGGGCATAGAACGACGAACGAGAGAGATAAGAATTGGATCGTATCCCTGCATGTTCGCGTTGCTGTTGTTTCCACCAACACCACCAAGACCAGTGTTACTGGCGTTAGCAGGAATTGCTTCCGAGATGAACTCTCGGCCTTCGGCGTGTGCCTGTTCACGAAGAGCGTTCTCTTCGTTCTCAAGAAGAATCGCAGTTACGTTCCTCTTATAGTTATCCTCGATCTTCGGAAGATCCGAATGCTCAAGAAGTGGTTTCCACTTCTCGTTTAGTGCATCTACATTGAATGTGTTGTTAGGGTCCATTGTTGTGTTCTCCTTGTTTCCTTTTTAAACACTTTTTATTTATGTTTGACTAGATTTACGAAACTTGTCTGTTTGGTGATGAAGTTCTACTGATTGCGTTTGAGTACATTGACATTACAGGATCTGTGATTGGATCTACAGTTTCTGCTGAATCAGACTGGGGTGCTTCATTGAAGAGTTCAGTCTTCTTTGAAAACGCATGAGTACCAAAGTAACTTTCTTTAATTACGTTGATCTTCTCCCGGTACTGGTCTTCTGTTTCGTACTCAATTCCTTCGACTAACGAACGAAGTTTCTCAACTTCGGTGTCCGCTAAGTCTCTCGATACCTCAGAGAAGACACCATCACAGGTGGACTCTAAGATGTCCTTACGGAGTTCTACATTATTTGTGATTTGCTCATTGAGCGAATCTTCAAGATCGCTAACCTTGGTTGCGAGTTCTTCAATCAGATCAGTCTTCTCATCGGGGACATCAATGTATGATTCCTCGAAAAGATTCTTGAGTCCGACCATGAAGTCTTCGGCGATTTCGGTTCTAAGACCGTTGGTGATTGCGAGTTCATTATCCTTCATCCACTGTTCTACAACATAACCCAGATAATCATCTACTTTAGTTGTCAATTCATCAGTGATTGACTCAACTTGCTCTGCGAGTTGAGTGTTGTGATACCCAGTTAACTCCTCTTCGATTGCAGTGACTCTTTCGTTTACTGCTGCTTCAAAGATGGTAGTTGCCTTTGTGCGGAAGTCTTCGGTAAGATCCTCACCAGTGAAGAGAGCGTCAATATGCTCCTTCATGTTTGGTTTCTCAACCTTACCCTTTGCTCCTGCCTTAGGTGCGTCTGTTGCTTTCTTACCGTCAGCGGCCTGGTTGTCATTAACATCGAGAATTTTCTTCGCGGTGTTCTTTGCTGTACCCATGTCGGCAGTTTCTTCAACGTCTTCCTTGTCGTCGTCGTCGTCTTCACCCTTTTTCTTCTTCAAGTTCTTCACGAACTGTGGTGGGACTTTGCCTTCTTCGACTTCCTTATCTTCGTCTTCATCTTCCTCGTCTTCTTCTTCTTTCATCTTCTTCTTAGAAGCGTTCATCTTACCATAACCTTCATCGGTCTTGGCAAGTTCTTCCTGAAGACGTTCGGTGATCTCTTCAGTAGAGAGACCCTTCCAATCAGAAAGTGCTTCCGAGATTTCATCGTCGGATGCACCATTGTTTTTCATGAGAGTATGCATCTTGGCCATCTGAAGACCAAGATCTGAGTCAGACATCTCGTCCAACTTAACTTCTGTTTCTGTGTTTTTAGTAGCCATTTAAAATGCTCCTTTGTTTGTTACTACGACCTATTTATATAATTTGGGTTTTAGAGTTTGTTCAAAAAGTCCCTGAATGCGTTTAATTTAGTTTCGTTCAAATCCGCAGATGATGCAGATCTAATCATCTTCTGATAACTGTCGATGACTTGTTCTTTCATCAAACCGTTATCCCAAATCCATTGCTTACCTTCCATGATTCCGTTAACGAAAGCATCAGGGGCAGATGGATCTGCTACAATATCTACGGCAGATAACATGAAATCTTTTTGGACTTCATTTACTCCACCTTTCTCTTTCAGGGTTCCCATTCCACGGGACGATACACCTAATTTTGCACCTTCATCCATAAGATTTTTTACGATCTTACCGTATGGGGTGTCGAGGATTTTCGCCTTACCCATGATATTAGAATTCTCTTCACGAAGGTCGTTGATGATATGAGACACACGTTCCAGATTGACTGTTGGTCCTTCTGGATGTCCCAATTCACCCATTGCTCGATTCTTCTGTACATACTCAGTGTTATATCTCTGAACTTCATCGGTAAGAGTTTTCTTTGGGTATACTCTTCCGTTGCGGTTTTTCGTTTCTGCCTGCATAAAGATACCTTCAATGAAGTATTGCTTCTCTCCATTTTTATCTTCAGTCAGGAACTTAACGTCTTCAGTTGTCTCGGTGATAAGAAACATTATTTGTTATCTCCTATTGACTTTTTACGATCCTCTTTGTCCTGAAGACCCTTGATCTTTTCGTTGCTTCTTGCGATGGATTCTTTCTCTCTGGCAATTTCAGTTTCAACACCTTCAAGCATCTTCGATGAATGCTTATCCATGAACTTCATCATTTCGGTGTCGCTCTTGAAAGTAAATTTGTACTTTCCTTTACCAACCTTTTTACCACCAGCAGAAACACCATCGGCATCCTTCTTAAACTGTAAGGTTGCGGTGACTGCTTCGTCTACCTCAACCTCTTCGCTCTTGACTGCCTTCTTAACGGTCTTTCTTCTGTTGTGCAGATACTCATCGCTGCTATCTACATCACCATCGTTGTCGATGTCTTTATCTTCACGATCATCGTGATCACCATCGAGTTCATCATGATCGACAGCATCTAACTTCTTCTTTTCGTCGATCGCCTGTGCCAACTCGAACTTCTTTGCTTCGATAGCATCAGTAATCTTTTCCTGCATGATCCCCTCAAAGACTTCTGAGGCC